GCCGGTCGACGCCACCGAACAGCGGAAGGCGCTGGTCGCCTCGCTGTGCGATGAGGTGAAGCAGGACAAGGAGCGCTGGGCGAGCGCCTTCAAGCGCATGCGCGCCGACATGAAGTTCGTGCGCCATCAGCTCGCCGGCGAGACCGACGAGGACGAGCGCGCCAAGGCGAACATCATCCAGCGCCACGTCAAGCAGCGGGTCGCCAGCCTCTACGCGAAGAACCCGACGTTCATCGCCAAGCGCCGGCGCACGCTCGACTTCACAATCTGGGACGGCAAGAAGGCTACGCTCGAGAAGGCCGCCATGGAGCTCCAGGGCGCCATGCAGACCGGCGCGATGCCGTCGCCGGAGACAGTCGCCCTGATGCAGGACGTCCAGCAGGGCATCCAGAAGCGGGCGATGCTGGACCGGGTCGGCAAGACCCTCGAGGTGCTGCTCGACTACGTGATCGACGAGCAGCCGGTCCCCTTCAAATCGCAGTGCAAGCAGCTCGTCCGCCGATCCGTCACCTGCTCGGTCGGCTACGTGAAGCTCGCCTTCCAGCGCCAGCTCACCAAGCGGCCGGACATCGAGGCGAACCTGAAGGACATCACCGACCGCCTGGCCAACGTCGAGCGGCTGACGGCCGACGCGGCGGACAACAAGGTCGAGCCGAACTCGGCCGAGGCCGAGCGGCTGCGCCTGACCCGCGACAACCTTCAGCGGGAGCTGGACGTCGTGGTCCGTGAGGGCCTGGTCTTCGACTTCCCCTCCCCCCTGCGCGTCATCCCTGACCGGGACTGCATGATGCTCGCCCCCGGCTTCCCCGGCTGCCGGCGAGTGACGGAGGAGTTCCTCCTCACCTGCGACCAGATCAAGGAGACTTACGGGGTCGACGTCGGCGAGAACTACACCGGCTACAAGGAACTCGCGAACGGCGCCGTCCAGAAGTCCAACCAGGACAGCAAGAAGGCGCTGGTCTACGAGATCTACGACCGCAAGGACGGCCTGCTGTACGTCGTTTGCGAGGGCTACAGCGACTTCCTGGTCGAGCCGTCCCCGCCGCCCCTACCCTACCTGGAGACCTTCTTCCCCTTCCTGCCGCTGGTGTTCAACGCCATGGAGGAAGAGTGCGAGGTCTACCCGGAGAGCGACGTGCGCTTGCTGCGGCCGCTCCAGCGGGAGATCAACCGCAAGTACGAGGCCGTCCGCCAGCACCGCATCGCCAACCGGCCGCTCTACGTCGCGAAGGAGGGCACGTTCGAGGAGGACGACGCCAAGGCCATCGCCAAGGCGGACGCGCACGACGTGGTGCAGGTGAAAGGCCTGACGGAGAACCAGGACGTCAACAAGGCGGTCCAGTCGCTCGACAAGGTCGGCGTCGACCCGAACCTCTACGAGACCGGCACCGACATCGCGCTCATGCAGCTCATCGTCGGCGCCCAGGAGGCCAACCTCGGCGGCACCGGCGGCGACTCGGCCACCGAGAGCTCGATCGCCGAGAACAGCCGCCTGACGACGGTCGCCTCCGAGATCGACGACCTGGACGACTTCCTGTCGATCCTGGCGCGGCTGTCGGGCCAGGTGCTCCTGCGCGAGATGTCCGAGCCCATCGTCAAGCAGGTGTGCGGCCCCGGCGCCGTCTGGCCGACGCTGACCAACCAGCAGATCGCCGAGGAGCTTTACCTCGAGATCCAAGCCGGTTCCTCGGGTCGCCCCAACAAGGAACGCGACCTGGCCAACTTCGAACGGGTCGCGCCGACCATGGTGCAGATCCCGGGCATCAACCCGGAGTGGTTCGCCAAGTACCTCATCCAACTGCTTGACAACACGATCGACTGGGAAGAGGCGGTGACCGCCGGCCTGCCGGCCATCGTGAGCATGAACCGGATGACCCAGCCTGGCGCCGAGGATCCGGCCAACAGCCCCGACGCCCAGGGCGAACAGGGCGGCCAGAACGCACCGAACGACGACACCTCCACGGGCGGCCCGCAGGCCGCGCTGCCGGCGCCGGACGCCGCCCAGCCGAACGTCATGGCCTAGGTGTTGCCTATTTTCCGCTTTCGGACTATCTTCAGGCTACAACGAAGGGCGTAACGCATGCTGGAGCATGATTCCGAGGCCTCGCCCGCTTCGGAAAACGGAGACGAAGCCCCCGCGGCTTCACTGGACGAGACTTCCGCGGGAGCGTCCCCCGCAGCCGGCGTCACCGAGGGATCGCCACCCTCCGACGATAAAGAAGCGCCGCCGAAGTCGCTGCTCGACGTCATCTCGAACGTCGTCGAGCCCGCGAAGATGGAAGCGCCCGAGGAAACGTCGGCCTCGGAAACCGTGACGTCGGACGACGCCAAGGCCCCCGAAGGTGAGCAAGAGCTCTCCGAGGAGGAACTGGCCAAGCTCCCGTTCGGTAAGCACCCCCGGTTCAAGAAGGTGCTGGGCGAGCGCAACGCGTTCAAGCAGCAGGCTTCTGAGTTCCAGGCCCAAGTCCAGGAACTGGAGGGCCCGGCCGGTCAGTATCAGCGGATCGACGGCTTCCTGCGCAATGCGGGCATCCAGCCGGCCGAGTTCGTGGAGCTGATGCAGGTTGGCGCGCTCCTGAAGAACAACCCCGAAGCGGCTCGCGAAGAGCTGATCCGGCGGCTGATCGACCTGGACAAGATCACCGGCCACGCCCTGCCCGAAGACCTCCGCAAGGACGTCGAGGAAGGAAGGCTGGAGGAGCAACGGGCCCGGGAACTGTCGATCGCAAGGGCCCGCGAGGCTCGAGCGACCGAGACCGCGAAGGTCGCCACCACCCACGCCCGCCACGTCGAGCAATCGACCCAGGTGGAGCGCTTCCAGGGTGAGGTGGTCGATGCGGTCAGCGGGTGGGAGCAGCGGACGAGAGCGTCGGACCCCGATTTCGCGGCCAAGGAAGAGCTCATCGCGGATCGCGTCATCGCGCTCAACGCCAGGCTCGGCCCTCCGAAATCAGCGGAGGACGCGGTCAGGCGAGCGGAGCAGGCCCACAAGGCGGTCACCGACCAACTGAAAGGCATGCTGCCTCCGAAGCCGGAGGTGGTGAGGCGGAACCCGGGGAGCCACTCGACCAGCAACGTCGCTGCCGACCCCAAGTCCATGCTCGATGTCGTGAACATCGCACTGGCGTCGGGAGCCTAACCCCCAGGGATCTCCACAGGTGCCTTTCACCGCACTCCAGCTCGAGAACATCGCCAACGCGAGCCTCGACTACTACCTCAAGGGCCAGCCCCTCTCTCAGACCATTCAGGAAAAACCCCTGATGGGCGCCATGAAGGGCGTCCAGAAGACCTTCCCGGGCGGCAAGGGCGAGATCAAGGGCAACGTCAAGGCCGACTACCTGACGACCTTCGTCGGGTACAGCCACGACGACACCGTGACCTACGGCAACCCGGCCAACATCAAGCAGTACAGCTACTCCTGGAAGGAGTTGCACGCCGGCCTGTCCGTCACCCTGACCGAGCTGAAGCATGACGGCATCTCCGTCACCGACTCGACCACGGGCGAGAGCACCAGCAACCACTCCGAGCGCGAGAAGGTCGCGATCTCCAACCTCCTGCAAGACAAGCTGGAGGACATGGACGAGGGCATGGCCCGCTCCATGAACGAGATGATGTGGCTCGACGGCACCCAGTCTTCGAAGGTGTTCGCCGGCATCCAGCACTCCATCGCCAAGGACCCGACGACCGGCATCGTGGGCGGCATCGACCGCAGCCAGAACCCTTGGTGGCGTAACCGCGCGGCCACTGGCGCCGGCAAGATCACCCACTCGGCGGCCAACCAGACGCTGACTAAGTTCCTGCGCGCCGAGAACCGGCAGCTTCGCCGCTATGGCGGGCGCCCGAGCCTCGTGCTCGCCGGCTCCGGCTTCATCGAGAAGCTGGAGGCGGAGATCCACGAGAAGGGCACCTACACCATGGAGGGCTTCCTGAAGGCCGGCGCGACGGAGATCGGCATGGCCGACATCTCCATGCGCGGTGTCGGGAAGATCCAGTACGACCCGACTCTGGACGACCTGGACGAAGAGAACTTCGCCTACTTCATCGACACCCGCCACCTCTATCCGTACGTGATGGACGGCGAAGACATGAAGAAGCATTCGCCGGCCCGGCCGCCGTCCCAGTACGTCCTCTACCGGGGCGTGACTTGGACCGGCACTGTCATCTGCCGCAAGATGAACTGCCACGCCGTCTACGAAGCCGCCTAAGCTGAAGGACCACTGAGTTGAACGACTTCGATACTCTGTCTGGTGTCCTGGCGTCCGCGGTTGCGACGTCCGGCACTTTCACCACCGGCTACCCCAGTGGCGGCCGCATCGGCGACTATCGCTCCGGCAAGGCCCACAAGCTGATCGTCGGGCAGAAGGAATACTCCTCTCCGAACGACTTCGGGGTGGCCTACACCTCTGCCACGGTCATCACGATCACCTGGCGCGCGGCCAACACCCTGCCCGCGGGCTCGGCGTTCCGGCTGCAACTGGATCGCGGCGGTGGCGCCTTCGTGGATGGCCGGCAGGACCGCGGTCCTCCGGGCGTCAACAACGCGTCTTACGCTGGCGTCGTGCGGGTCAACCTCGGCGCTCCGATCACCGCTGATGTGGACGGCGTCGCCGCTGTTCAACTCCTCGGCTCGGCCACCGATTTCGTCCTCGACGGGGCCCGGGTGGTCGACGGCGTGGCGATCCTCGACGTTCCCCGGAACATCACCCTGACTGTGGCGACGACCGACCACTCGGGCAAGACCATCACGGTTTACGGCACCGACGAGTACGGCGAGGAGTTGATCGAGTCCCGCGCGGGCCCGAACAACAACACCGTCGCGCTCGCCAAGGCCTTCAAGACCGTGACCCGGGTCGCCTCTTCGGCGGCCATCGCCACCAACGGCATCTCCGTCGGCTTCGGTGATGTTCTGGGTCTCCCGGTCCACACGCCGGCGACCGCGATCCTGAAGGAAGTGCAGGACGGCGCCGCCGCCGTCGCGGGCACGCTCGTCGCTGGCCTGGCCGTCAACACCAAGTCCACGGCCACCACCGCCGACGTCCGGGGCACCTACGACCCGAACGCTGCCTGCGACGGCGCCAAGGTGTTCGAGCTCGACCTCGTTCTGGCCGACCCGACCTTCCTCGGCGTGTCGCAGTACGCGGGCTAGTCCCTCCGCAACAGGCCCCCGGCAACCCCGGGGGCCGCTTCTTCAGGAACCCCATGCGCCAATACTCCTGCTCTGTCCGCCTCGCCGGCGAGATGCTCCAAGTCGTCACCGGCAAGATCGTCACCGTTCCCGAGATCGCGGTCCTGCGCGACGTCCATGGCGCCGACGCGGTGCTGGACATCCGTCCCGCCGACCCGGTCGAGCGAGATGACGCGACCGAGCGCGAGCGCCTGCGCAAGCGGTACGACAATCCAACGCCCGACTCCCAGCCGCGCGTCGATCGCCTTTTCGGGCCGGCCTTCCAGCCGCTCCCCAAGACCCTGCGCGAGATCGGCCTCGACCCCGCCAGCCAGGCCGCCGTACTGCGCGCCCAAGCTGAAGCGGCCGCGACGGCTGCGGCGCTCCTCGAGAATGAGCCGAGTGACGACACCGGCGATGTCGACGAGATGTTCGGCGACGACGCCCCGGCGTCCAAGAAGGCGAAAGCCGCCTAGGGCTGATCGGTGGGTGACACGCTCGCGACCCTTGTCGAGGAAGTCCAGTATGAGCTGGACCAGGTCGTCAGCCCTGCTGCCGGCCAGAACTTCCGCGAGCACATAAAGAACCGCATCCGGCGTGAGTACCGGCGGCTCTACCACGACTTCGACTGGCCGGATCTGAGGCAGTGGACTGACCGCGGGACCTCGGCCGGCCAGCGCTACTACAACTGGCCCACGGGCCTGTCGCTCGCTACCGTCAGCGACGTCTTCATCCTCTGGGGCGACCGCTACCACAAGCTGGAGCGCGGCATCGACCCCTGCCACTACAACGAGTACAACAGCGACCAGGGTGCGCGGATGGACCCCACCCTGCGCTGGTCGCCCTACGGCCAGGCCCAGCTTGAGATATGGCCCATTCCGGCGTCGGCGAGCTCGCTGCGCTTCGTGGGCCGCAGGGCCTTCACGCCGCTGGTCGATGAGGACGACCGCTGCGACTTGGATACCGACCTGGTCGTCCTGTTCGCGGCCGCCAAGCTGGCGAAGACCGAGGACCGCAAGGTCCAACTGCTCGCCGAGGCGCAGGCCCACTACAAGACGCTCAAGCAGCGCCTGACGCGCGGCAATATCCGGATCAACTTCGCCAAGGACTACAGCGAGGATCCGCGCCACTTCGGAGCCCCGATGCCTTACGTGGCCGTCGCCGAGGCGAGCGTCTCCGGCACCGCGACCTACGCCGTGTTCTTCCCCGACTTCCCGGGCGCCTCCGAGTTCATCAACGTGGATGTGCCGCTATCCTTCACCGCGGGGATCGACTACTCCAGCGCGTCGGCGGAGCAGGCTGCCACCGACGCGGCGGTGTTCACGATCACGGCGGACGGCGAGGCCGTCGGCACAGTCACCTTCGGGCCCGGCGAGACCGAGGGCGTCTTCGCCTTCACCAACACGACTGTCCCGGAAGACGCGTCGCTCAAGTTCGCCGCGCCGGCGACGCCAGACGCGACGCTCCAGGACATCTCCATCACCCTTGGCGGCACGAGGTAACCTATGGCCAACATCGTCTTCAACATCGCGAAGGGTCGCGTCGTTGAGTACTACAACCGGGTCAAGAGCAACGATCCGGCGAACTCGGCGCTGATCCTCGTCCCCATCGAGACATCGGGGCTGGAGTCGGATGCCACGCTCATCGACGTGGACACCCTGGCGGCGCTGCTGGCTGGGGCCACGAACGAGCAGACGACCATGGGTCGGAAGACGCTCACCGACTCGGACCTGGCCGCCCTGCCGTCGCCCGACGACGCCAACGACCGCTACGAGGTGAGCCTGCCCACCGTCACCTGGGCGGCGGCCTCCGGCAACGCGATCAGCAAGATCGCGGTCTGCTACGACAGCGACACCACGAGCGGGACGGACAGCAACATCATCCCGCTGACCATGTTCGACTTCGCGCAGACGCCATCGGGAAGTGATATTCAGATGACATCTGGAGTATTCTTCCGGGCGTCGTAATATAACCGCCATGAGACCCAAGACGAATACCTGCGTTGACTGCCCAACCGCCATTCACAAGGCGTCGGTGCGCTGTCGGCCGTGCCAAACACGGCGCGCACAGAAAGAGATGGTCAAGCAGAAGCGCATTCTGCCGGATCGGCCGCTTACCTGGAAAGAGCATCGGACGCGCTGGGTCGCGGCCAATCCAGAAAAGGCGCTCGAAATCAACCGGCGGGCCAAGTCTCGGCGCAAAGACAAGGTCAACGAGTACAAATCCGCCCGTGGATGCGCCGACTGCGGGATCACCGATCATCGAGTTCTGGACCTGCACCATCGCGACGATGTCGAGAAGCTTGGCGAGGTCAGTCGCCTGCGCACGCGGCGCGGCTGGGATGCGGTGTTCGCAGAAATGGAGAAATGCGACGTGCTCTGTGCCAACTGCCATCGCATCCGCCATCACGAGGAGCGTCAGCGCGAAGGCGCCGACATCCAGATGACCACCGGCGCCTTCTTCCGGGCGAGCTGACGTGGCGATCCGCGCCGCCGCCACCCTGGCCGCTCTCCGCGATCTGCTCAATGCCTGGCACGCCGAGGGCCGCGACCTCAACGTGCGCTGGTACGCCAATGGCACGCGATTGCTGACGGTCGAGAACTTCGACGACGACATTCAGGGTGAGCGGGCGGGCCGCGTGGTGGTTGAGGAGGGCCGCGAGCCCACTGGGATCGATCCCAAGCCCGAACGCGACCGATTGAGGTAGGGCCGTGGCCGCCCCTGCCTTTCGGGCCGCCGGGACCATCGTCGGCGGCACCAACACCGCGACGGTCGACACGAGCGGCGAATATCCGGCTTCGTTCGCTGTCGGCGACGTGCTGGTGGCGCTGGTGGAGACCGCAAACCAGACGCCCGCGCTGTCGGCCAGCGCGACCATCACCGCTTCCAATCTGTTGGGCTGGGAGTTGCTGCCCGGCTTCAGCGCCGGGGGCACGGGCACGGCCGGCGGCACGGCGGCGACCCGCGTCACGGCCTGGTGGCGACGGGTGCAGGGGACGACCTTCCTCAGTCCCGTCCAGGCCAACGCCAACGGTGGCAACCACGTCAACATCCGGGTCCTGGCCTTCACCGGCTGCGAGACGGACGAAGACCCGTTCAACGTCCTGGCGCAGGCGACGGCCGCAGCCTCCACGTCGGTCAGCTTTCCGAGCCTTACGACGACCGTCGCCGAGACGCTGGTGGTCGATGCGGTCGCGGCTCCGACCGACACGACGAGCGCGCAACTGTCGTCCTGGTCGGGCGCCTCGCTGACCAGTTACGCTGAACGCGACGACCAGTTCAACACCTCGGGTAACGGCGGCGGCATCGGGGTCGGCTCGGGCTCACTGGCCTCGGCAGGGTCGGCCGGATCGAGAAGCGCGACGCTGGCCTCGTCGGTCGTGCAGGACCTCCTCAGCTTCGCGCTGAAGCCGCCGCAGTCGATCAGCTACACGGGCTTCCCGGTTGTCGAGAGCACGACGACCGGGCAGAGCAACGCCAACACCACCAGTCACAGCGTCACGCTGCCGGCGACGGTCAATTCGGGCGACCTGCTGGTTGCGGTGTTCACGGTCGACGGCAACAGCGCCGTCACCTGGGACAACGCCACCGCCGGGACCTGGACGGAGCTTTTCAACACCACCGGCTCGACGGCGGTTCGGCATCTGGTCCGCTACAAGGTGGCGGACGGGACCGAGGACGGGCTGACGCTCTCCATCGGCACCGCCTCGGAACAGGCGTCCTGGCGCATCCTGCGGATCAGCGGGACGACGGGCAACATCGAGGCCGGAACACCCGCGACAGCGGCTTCGACGGACACCCACGCCGAGTTCCCGAACACGCCGAGCCTGACCCCTTCGTGGGGCTCCAAGAAGACCCTGTGGATCGCCACGCTCGGCACCGACGACGAGACCAACGTCGTCGTCAACCAGCCGAACAACTACCAGTACGCGGGCGGCTCTACGGCAGGCGGGGCGGCGGGCTCCGGGGCGCTGACGGCGACCTACTGCTACCGCAAGGAAGCCGCGAGCGAGTCCCCGTCCGAGTTCATCACCGAGCAGGGCGAAGATAGCGTCTGCTGCCTGATCGCGGTGGAGCCCGCGGCGGCGTCAGGAACCGGCCCCACCGGGACGGCGACCGAAACCGACACGGCGCGGTCGCTCGGATCGGCCCGCCCGGCCGGCCTTTCCGCCGAAGCCGATACTGCGCTGGCGCGCACCGGCGTGAGCGTCCGAGCTGTCGGACTGGCAACCGAGACGGACACGGCGTTCACTCGGGGTGTGGCGCGCCCGGCCGGCCGTGCAGACGAGGCGGACACGGCGCTGCCTCGGGGCGTAGCGCGCCCTGTCGGACGTTCCGCCGAAACCGATACAGCGCTTGCGTTGGCCGTCGTCCAGGTCCGCGCTGTGGGGCTGGCGCAGGAGACCGACACCGCCCTGCCTCGGGGGGTGGCACGACCGGCTGGCCGTGCGGACGAGACGGATACGGCGCTTCCTCGAGGGGTGGCTCGACCGGCCGGCCGCGCAGACGAAACCGCCACGGCGTTCGCTCGCGCCGCGGTTCAGATCACTGCGGCGGGTCTCGCTACAGAGACCGACACGGCGCTTCCCCGAGGAGCGGCTCGCCCGGCCGGCCGTGCGGAAGAGACGGACACGGCGATCGCCCTAACCGGCGTCCTGGCCGTCGACGTGGCGATCGAGATCGACGTCGCCACCGCACTGGCCGGCGTCCAGCTTCGCGCCGCGGGACTGGCGACCGAGACGGACACCGCCTTCACGCTGGCTGCCGCGGAGCTTGTCGGCGTCGGCCTTGCCATGGAGACCGACATCGCTTTCGCGCTGAGATACCGCCGGCCCCGGCGCCCCTCCGTTTCCGTGAGCTATTCCTGATGCCCTACTTCGTCATCGAGAACTTCAGCGCCGGCGTCGACACCCGCTCGCCGATCTACGCGGCCGAGCCCGGCACGCTGACCATCGGCACGGACGTCCACCTCGACAACGGCGGCCACATCGTCAAGCGCAAGGCGTTCGTCGAGTGGAACGATCTGCCGGCCGGCACCTTCGGTCTCGACGCGATCGGCTCCGACCTCTACGTATTCGGCTCCAACGCCGCCCCGGGCGGGCTGCCGCTGGGCGTCTTCTACCATCGCCTCCAGCACCCCAACGGCGACGCGATGACCGCCCTGCTGGACGTCGAGAAGTTCGACGGCAAGTTCTTCTCCATCGCCGAGTACACCAACGACATCGTCAAGTTCTACGACGGGACGCGGATCGCGGACTGGCGGATCATCGGTGAGGCGGCCGGCGTCGGCGCCCCGCCCTACGAGCCAGGCCGCGCCGCCCGCACGGCCGATTCCAAGATGTACGTCGTCTCAGGATCCAACCTGCACGGCAGCAAGGTTCTCGACCCGACGGCCTGGGACGCCTCGTCCGGGTCGGGCGACACGGGCGCCGCACTGATCAACCTCGCGACCCACTCGACGGGCGCCGACCAGCTCGTCGGCTGCGAGCTCTACTACGATGCACTCGCGGTCATGTCGAAAGAGAGCGTCCAGCTTTGGAGCATCGCCGCCGACCCGACGGAGAACCGCCGCATCCAGACCCTGCGCGGCGTGGGGCTGGTGGGGCCACGGGCGACGCACAACTACCTGGACGGGGACACGCTCCTGCTCTCGTACCAGGGGGTGAAGGCGATCACGCCGAACGGCGACAGCGCCAACCGCCACCGGCTCGAGGACACCAGCGCGCCGGTCGACCGCGAGCTCGTCCCCTACCTGAAATCGCTCTCTGAGGCCGACCTCACCCGGGCGATCATTCTCACCGAACCGGAGGACAACCGTCTATGGGTGATCCTGGGCCAGAGGATCTACGTGCTGAGCTGGTTCCCCAGCAAGCGGATCAAGGCCTGGACCCAGTACAACCTCGACTTCACGATCGACGCCGCGGCGATAGTGGGCCGACGCGTCTACGTCAGGTCTGGCGACACGGTCTACCTATACGGCGGGGCCGATAACGACACCTACTTCGAAGGCGAGGCGGTCGTTCGTTTCCCCTACAACAGCATGCGGGCGCCCGCGACGTACAAGGATCTCCACGCGTTCGACGCCGGCGTCGAGGGGACCTGGGAGGTGCGGGCCGGCCAGCGGCCGGACGATCCCGACACGTTCGAGACGGTGGCCATGATCACCGGTCAGACCTTCGACCAGCCGAGCTACCCCCTGATCGGCGACACCACCCACGTCTCGCTCGAGTTCCGCCACACCGGCGACGAAGCGGCCTCGATCAACGCCATCGCACTGCACTTCACGTCGAATGAAGCTGGTTAAGCCCAACCTGCTCGACGTGCTGGTGGTCTGCCGCAACCTGCGCGAAGCGGATCGCCGCGAGATCTACGCGACCCGCTGGACGGAGGACGTGGACGCGCTGGCGATCGACGTCATGCAGACCTGGGTGGGCCCGATCTCCGCCGTCACCCTGTACGAGAACCGGCCGGTGGCCGTCTGGGGGATTCGCGAGAGCTGGCCGTCGGTGTGGTCGGCCTGGCTGATCGCGACCGACGAGTTTCCGAAAATTGGCCTGGGGATGACAAAAGTAGCCAAGCGTCGTATATTGCCCCACCTGGTCGAGCTGGGCGCGAAACGCGTCGAGGCCCGTTCGATCGACGGACACGAGAGCGCCCACCAATGGCTGAAGGCGCTCGGCTGTGTCCAAGAGGCGCGGCTGCGGCGTTACGGCAGGAATGGCGAGGATTTCCTCGTGTTCCGATGGGACGCCGATGTGCAAGCCTAGCGCACCCGACACCTCCCGAGCCGAAGCGGAAGCCGCGCGCCAGCGTCAGGCTGAGCTGGAACACGCCGAGCGCCGCCGGCAACAAGAGCTGGAGATCTGGCAACAACAGCGCGCCGACGAAGAGCGCCGCTACCAGGAGCAGCTCGCCGCCCAGCAGGCCGAGAACGAGCGCCAGCGCCAGCTTCAGATCGCCGAGTGGGAGCGGCAGTACCAGCTTCAGCAGCAGGAGATCGCCCGGCAGGAGCAGCGCTACGCCGAGGCCGAGGCCCGCGCCGCCGCCGAGCGCGCCGAAGAAGAGCGCCAGGCCCGCCTGAAAGCCCAACAGGGGCGCGACTACGCGGCCGGCCGTAACCAACTGCTCGACCAGGGTGTGGCGGCGATCGACAGCGCCTACGCCGGCTTCGACGACGACTACTTCTCGAAGTTCGCCCAGGACTTCGTGAGCTACTACTCCCCCACCCTCCAGCGCGAGCACAAGCAGCAGAGCGACCAGACCACGTTTGCGTACGCGGACGCCGGCACCCTGCGCTCCAGCATGGCGGCGAACGCGTTCGGCGAGCTCGAGCGCGGCCGCGGGGAAAAGATGGCCGAACTCTCCGCTGAGGCGCAGGACGCCGCCCAAGGCTACCGCGGCGACATCCTGAACCAGAAGCGCTCCGCCCAGGCGTCGATCGCCGACGCGCTGGACACCGCGCAGCCGGTGCTGGGCGACGGCTTCGACCTGAATGCCGAACTCGGCAATCTCGGCAAGGCCACCGGCCGGGTGATCGACTCGGCGCGCGGCGCCGCCTCCACCGCCGGCCGCAACATCGGCAGCTCCAACACGAACCTGTCGCTAGCCAACTATGCGAAGCGCCCGGGTTCGCGGTTGGCGGCCGCCGTGGCGGGGGCCTACTGATGTGTGACCCCGTCTCGCTCGCCATTGCCGGCGGCACCGCTGCGGCTAACCACAGGAGCCAGCGCTCGCTGGCCAAAGCCCAGACCGCCCAGTCCAACCGCACCGCTGCCCTGCAAGCGGCCGAGTTCGACAAACGGATGGGTCTGGTGAACCAATCCGACGCCCGCATCGACCAGCTCGTCAGGGACCAGTACCGGGAAGTCTCAGGGCTGGAGGACGAGACCTTCAGTTGGATGCTGAACAACGACCGGGCCGGGTTCGACGAACAGATGGGCCTCAACGCCCGCGGGTTCGACGTCACCCAGACGATCGCCGGCAAGGCCTTCTCGGATCAGATGGACGCCTTCGGCGACCTGATCACGGCGCAGCGGGCAGCCCGTCTCGAGAAGCAGGCCTTCACGGAAGTTGAAGAGGCTCGGCAGAAGGTCTACCAGGACCGGGCCGACCTGATGGCCGGCGCCCTGCCCGGGGAAATCGGCTTCGACGCCCAGCAGATCGCCTTCGGCGATGCGCTCGACCGTCGCACCGATTTTGCTGCCGGGAACATCGGGCCGCGCTCCACTTCGCCGGTTCCGGCCGGCGACCCGACGGTCGCGGCCATGTTCGACAACGCCCTGACCCGCGGCCACGGCGAGGCCGCGGCCAGCGCCCGCAGCGGCGCGAACCTGGCGGCCTACGGCGACGCGCTGACGGCCTCCGACCGTAAGCTCGCGGACTTCGGCGACGACATCGCGGTCATGACCCGCCAGGCGGCCACCAGCCGCGCGCCCCTCTCCCTGGAGCAGGCGATTGCGGACCTGGTCAGCGACAACGCCGCCGAGGCCTACGACTTCAAGGTCGACACCCTCGGGAACATCGCCGACCAGCGGATCGGGGCGGAGACCCGCTACACCGGCCAGCAGGCCGACACGCTGGGCGATTACCGGGTGGCCTCGGGGAACACCCGCGAACGGTACGCGACCAACTTCGGCGACGCCCTGACCGAGTTCTACGACCGGAACTTCCAGTCGGAGGGGACCTACACCGACCGGCTGATCGGCTCGTCCAACAACTACGAGGGCAAGATCGTCAACCTCGGGAACTACCGCATGAGCGCCATGCAGCCCAACACCCTGCTCGGTGATCTGCTTGACGTCGCCGGCACGGCCTACGGCGCCTACCGACGCGCGCAACCCCCGAGCTCCAAGAGCTCCACCGGCAGAACGAAGCCCCGCTGATGCCCCGCCTCCCCTACTACGCCGGCCCGATCGCCTCATCGAGCGTCGTCCACGTCCCCACGCCGCAGCCCGGGTTCCTGCAATCCATGCTGCGTGGCGGTGGCGGCGGGCTGAAGTCGGCCATCGCGTCGGCCTTCTACAACCCGGAGACCGACCCGGACGCCCAGCGTGCGCGGCACTACGGGGCCCAGGCGGACGCCGAGGAGTACAAGCTCCAGCGCCAGCAGGGCGCGGACGAAGCGCTGGCGACGGCCGGCGACCACCTGGGGGAGTACAGCGAGCGGATCATCCCGGGGACCACGCCGGCCGCGGCGGTCCAAGCAGCCGCTGCCCGGACGATCACCGACGCTGCGGCCGCCGGCGTCGATCCGAAGCAGTCCAGCTTCATCCTGCGCGCGTTCGCCTTGTCCCTGCCGCCGCAGATGGCCGACGCGCTCGGCGTGAGGGCCAACTCCCTGCTCGACGGGAAGTACCTCGGCGCCAACGAGAGCCCCAGCCTGGCTCGCCAGGACTTCGTGCGCGAGGACGAGCAGCAGCACGAGGGGACGGAGTGGGAGATCCGGGCCGAGACCGATCTCCGGGAGGCCGGCATCGAGAGCGGCGACCGCCGCTACGCCACCGACGTTGGCGCTGCGACCGACCGCTACGACGCCGATCTCGACTATCGGGCGTCGCGCGAGAACAACCGCGAGGACAACTTCACCTCCGGGTTCAACAACGCCTACAACCGGAGCTTCGATGCCGCGGCTGGCGGCGGCGAGCAGACGGTCGAAACGGTCACCGTCGACAAAGGCGAGCCCGCCCGCCGGCCAAACGCGATCCAGCGCGCCTTCGGCGCCCGGGAGACCGAGGGCCGGCCGCCCAGCAAGACGACCACCAAGACGACCACGCCGGTCCCGCGCGGCCGTCGCGCCACCGGGCCCGAGGGCCGCGGCCGCAATCGCCCGCCGCTCTCCTCCTTCGAGAGGTAGTCCATGCCCTTCGATATCGCCGCCGCTCGGCAGGCCGGCTACTCGGAGAAGGAGATCGCCGACTATCTGGCGTCGTCCCGGCAGGGCTCCTTCGACCTGGAGGGGGCGCGTAAGGCGGGCTACGGCGACGCCGAGATCGTCGAGCACCTCTCGAAATCCCCCACCCCTGCCCGGCCGACTGAGCAGCCCCGGCCGCAGATGTCGGAGCCGACCAAGCCGCTCTGGGGCTCCGACCGCGGCGGGATCGTCGGCGCCATGATGGGTGCTGCCGACCAGACGTGGCGGACCTACGGAGGCGCCGTGGCGGACACCGCGGACGCCGCCCTGAACTTCGTGAACCAGTACCCACGGGCGCTCTACGACGCGACCGGCATCGGCTACCGGCCGCCCGAAGCGAACTTCGGGGACATGGTCCCGGAGCCGCAAGGGATCGTCCCCCAGGTCGTCCGGGACGTGGCGCCTTACGTGGTCGGCGGGGCCGGCGCGGTGCGCGGTGCGCCGGCGGCGGGCAGCCGCATCGTGCAGGCGATGGCCCCGAAGGTCTCAGCCCCGGTCGCGGCCGCCGTTACCCAGGCCCCCGGCGCGATCCGCACGGGCGTCGCGGCCGGCGCTCCGGTCGACGCCCTGCTCTCCCAGGAGCAGGAGAGCAACCTCTCGAACCTGATCGAGGACGTCGGCGGCCCCAGCCTCCCCACTGCACGAGATCCCGGCGACAGCCCGGGTGTGGCCGCCGTGAAGGACATGGCCGAGGGCGGCGTTCTGGGCGTCGGGATCGACGTGGCGCTGAAGTTCTTTGGCCGCGGCGGTCGGAGCGCGGCGGCGCCGGGGACGCCGGAAGCCGTGGCCGAAGAGGCGCAAGTTGCGGACGCCATGCGCGACCCGACCGTGCGCCGGGAGCTCCTGCGGCGGGGGGCCAGCGAGAACCCGCGTTTCGCCGAGTTCGACGCCAAAGCGCGGGCCCTGGAGGCAGCGGCCCGGGAACAGGCGGCAGCGGCCGCCCGCGCCGCGCCCGCCGAAGCGCCCCCTGCCCGTCCTGCGCCGGCCGCCGCCGGCCCGATCACCGAAGCGCAGGCCCGCCAGATCGTGAACGACATCGCGCCGGGTGCGGTGATCACCAGCGGCCGGCGGACGCCAGAGCGGAACGCCAAGGTGGGCGGCGCTGAGCGCTCCTATCACCTGTCCGGCCAGGCGCTCGACTTCGTGCCGCCGAAGGGCATGACGAAGGAGGCCTTCCGGCAGCAGCTCGTGGCGCGTGGGATCCCCATCGCCGAACTGCTGGACGAGGGCGACCACTTCCACTGGGCATGGGGTAACGGCGCGCGGGGCGAAGCGCCGGCCGGCCGCGTGGCCGATCCTGTGGCCGATGTCGGCCCGCCTCCTACGTACGCGGATATGCAGGCCCGCGCTGCGGAGCGCAGCGGCGGCCCGGTCGATCAGCGCGCGTTCTACGAGGCGGAGGGCGCCGCCGCGCCGCGCATCGCCGCCGAACCCCCTGCTCGAGCAGTGGATGTTCCGCCCGCGGGCCCGACGCCTGTCGAGGCGCCGCTGGTTCGGACTGTCGATGAGGTGGAGCCGAGAGTGGCTCCCGAGGAGATCCCTCAGGGCCGGCCGCTAGCTGCCGGGGAGGAAGTCTCCCCGGGAGCACCCCGGGGCCGTTTGGAGTACCCTGAGACTGGTCAGGGCCGAGCGGATGTTGCCCAGAAGCCGACCATTCGTCAACAACCTGTCGCTGAAAATGCGCCCGGGGGAGCTGCTAATCCGGGGGGCGCACCCCGCTCGGAGTATGGCGCTCCCCCGGCGCGCGCCGAAACCGAAGTCGCGGCGGGGGCTATGGATACGCCCCCTGCCCGTAACGTGGCAGAGGGAGGGCGCTCGCCGAGTCCCCGGCCCGCGGAAGTCAGCGACGATGTGACCTCCGTCGGGGGCCGCGTCGCGGGTGACGAGCCCGTTCAGTCTACCCCCATTGTTGCCGAAAGTCGAGTGGGCGGCGACATTTCGCCCGAACCCGCCCGGCAGGATTCGGCGATCCCGGCCGAACCCACCACCCCTGCTCGAGCAGTGTGGGACAGCCCGGACGGGCCGGTCGATGTTGAGGTGACCGGCGCTCCGATGGCGGGCCCGGCCGGCGAGCGCCTGGTGCCGGTGAGAACGTCGGACGGCCAAACGCGTGCCGTGCCCCAGGAACAGATCACCCCGCACGAGGAAGCCCGGCTGGCGGAGTCCGAGCCCACGACAGTCGCGAAGGCTGTGGGCGACATACTGGCCGATCGCTCCCCGCAAAATGCGAGCACCCGCGCGAAGCTGGCGATATCGCTGACGAAGGGAGCGCAGGAACCCCCGGCGGGCGTAGCTACGTTGCGCGAGGCTGACGGCCCACCGGAGGTGAGGACCACGGGTGCTGTCCCCGAGGCCCAACCCACAGTAGGCGCGCGCGAGGCCGCGGATCAACCCCCTGCTCGAGCAGGAGGAGTTTATGGCGATCCGATAAATTCTCCTAAAGCGCCTAAACTCTACTCCAACCCGGCCGACCCGGAGGCCGTGAAGGAGCTGCTGGTCAATCCCGCCGCCAAGGTGGTGAGGCGCGAGATCGACGGCATCCGCAGCGACATGGAGCAGCTCCGCCGGGACTTCGACGGGGTGAAGGGTTCGATGACACCGACCAAAGCAGCGGAAGCGCTTGGGGCGGTGGGTCGAAAGGTCTGGTGGACGAACACCGCCGCCATCCGGGCGCTCGCCGCCAAGCACAAGAACGTCCCCGAGATCCAGCAGCTCGCCGACCACATCGGGACCGACCCGGGTCGCGGCCGCGTCGTCGCGCAGACTTTCGAGCGCGCCTACGAGATGCGCGCGGGCGGTATGACGAACCGCCTTTTCAACATCTTGGGCGACAAGGTTAAGCCCGAGTTCGAAGAGCGGATCGCCGACATTCTATCCGGGCGAAAACGCGCTCTGGCCGGCTCGCGCGAAGAGGAAGTCGCGCGCCGGATCCGCAAGCTGCTGGACGAGCAGCACAAGTACCTGACCGAAGCGGGCCTGGATGTCGGCTACGTGAAGGGTAAATACTACCCGCGCGTCATCGACACGGACGCCGTCCTGAAAGACCCGGCCGGCTTCAAAGAGAAGGCGGCAGAAGTCTACCGCGGCATGACGGGCGGCGCCGAGGACGGCGTGCCCCTGCCGAAGATGACGCCGGAGGAAGCCGCGCAAGCCGCCGAGGACTGGTACGCCCGCATCTTGGGCGTGTCCGACGGCGACTTCATGTCCGGCCTGCCGTCCAGCAACCACACCAAAGGACGCACGCTGCCGGCCGAAGCCGACACCATCCTGCGCGAGTTCTACATCACCGACCCGCGGGCGAACCTGACGGCCTATTTCCGCCAGACCAGCCGGGCCGCCGAGTTCGCCCGCCGCTTCGGGAAGAACGGCGAGAAGGCCGAAGAGCTCTTCAACGCCATGCTGAAGAAGGGGGTCGATCCGCGGGACGTGAACTCCCTGCGCGCCCACTTCGACAGCGCCACCGGCCGGCTGTACCGCACCCGGCCCGACAAGGCCGCGGCCGCGCTTTCCTGGATTCAGACGGCCGGGGTGCTGCGCCTCTTGCCGCGCGCGGTGATCTCGTCGGCGGCTGAAGGCCTGGCTGTGGGCATCCGAGCACACGACGTGGGCGCCGGGTTCAAGGCGATGAAGGACAGCTACGCGATCCTCTTCGGCCTGGACGATGCGGCGGACGTGCGCCAGGCGGCCGAGATGCTGGGGATCGTCGGCGACGCGATCAGCGACCTCGTGATCTCCGCCCGCTTCGGCGGCGAGGTGCAGGGGCAGCTCCAGGCGAAGACCCTCGCCCGCTTCTTCCGCGTCACCCACCTGCACCAGGTCACCGAGGCCCAGCGGCTGGCGGCGACCCGTATCGGGCAGGGGATGATCCGCACCCTGCTCCAGGACGTGCTAGCGGCCAACAGCCGCAAAGCGTCTGCTGCCCGTCTCCTACGCGAGCTGGGGATCGACGACGCCATGGCCCCGCGGGTGGCCCGCTGGCTCGAGGACGGCAAGGCCCCGCTGAACGAGCTGACGACTGGCAAGCCGGAGGCCGTGGCCTACCGGACGGCCCTTCAGCGCTTCGTGGACGAGAGCATCCAGAACCCCACCGCTGCCGATCGCCCGCAGTGGGCCAACCACGCCTTCGGCCGGCTGGCGTACGGGATCACCAGCTTCATGTTCTCCTTCACGCGGAACGTGCTGGTTCGCAGCGTCCGCGAGACCGGCGAGGGCCTGCTCGGCAAGGGCTACACCGCGGCCGACCGGGTGCGGCTGCTGACGCCGGCGATCGCGCTGGGGATCCTGACGGCCGCGCAGGGGCAGGTGTCCGAGCTCCGCGAGATGGTCTTCGACCCGGGCGCCAGCGAGGACAAGACCGACACGCAGCGGATCGTGCAGAACCTGTCCCGCGCCGGCGTGTTCGGCAACGCCGACCCGTTCATCAACATCGCAATGTCGGCCCGCTACGACCGGGACTTGACGTCGACCCTGACCGGCCCGTCGCTGACGGCTTACCTGGACAGCCTGTCGAAGCTGACTGTGGGGCTGATCCCGAAGGAATGGGGCGGGCCCAACACCCCCCGCACCAAGAACGCCGAGTGGCAGGCGACGAAGGCCGCGTACGAGGCCATCGCAGCGCCCCTGCTCGCCACGGCCGCGTCCTACGCCCCCGGCGGCCCGCTGCTGCGTCTGGGCTACGGCGCGGGGCTGGTCGCGGCCACCGGGCCCGGCGCCCCCAAGGGTGTCGCGAACACCCTCGTGGGCGAGAAGGACGAGAGCGGCCGCGTCGGTTATGATGCCGGTAGTAGCTCTGAAGACGACTTTTCATCGACATTCGGCGACTCCTCGTTTAGCATGCCCAAGATCGGGGACGAGGAGGAGTGAGCCGTGGACGACGAGTTCGAGATTCCGCCGCGGCCGACGTTCGACGAGATCGAACGGGACTGCCTCGCAGCCACACCTGAGTACCAGGCGGCCAACGTGTGGGACCGCTTTGAAGCTCACGCGGCCAAGGCCGACGCCATCAACCCCGGCCACTACAAGAGCCACCCCTCCGGGATCGAGTGCATCCAGATCACGGAGCACATGAACTTCAATCTCGGCAACGCCGTGAAGTACATCTGGCGAGCCGACGACAAGGGCGACCCCATCGAGAACCTGCGCAAGGCGCGCTGGTACATCGACCGCGAGCTGAAGCGCCGGGGCGCTGAATGATCGAGCTTCGCCCCATCACCCGGGACGAGGCGAACGCCTACGTCTACCTCCATCACCGCCACCATGGCGTCCCCGCCGGCGATCTCTGGCGCCATGCCGTGCAGGATGATGATGGCGTGCTGCGGGGCGTGGCGATCATCGGCCGGCCCGTGGCTCGGGCGCTGGACGACCACTACACCTGCGAACTCACCCGCATGGCGACGGACGGCACGCCGAACGCCTGCTCGATGCTTTACGGCGCCTGGCGTAAGGCCGCGCTGGCGAAGGGCTACCGCCGCGGGATCACGTACATCCTGGCGAGCGAGGACGGCGCGAGCTGCCGCGCCGCGGGCCTGAAGTACCTCTGGACCGTCAAGGGCCGCTCTTGGGACTGCCCTTCCCGGCCCCGCACCGACAAGCACCCGACCGAGGACAAGCACGCCTACGGCTTCGGCGCGTGGCGGCAACTCGAAACCATGGAGCTCTCAGCTTGAACACCATCGACATCACCTCGGAGGCGTTCCGCGTCTACCAATACGCCGGCGGCGGGCAGTTCCGCATCGAAGCGCCCGTCCGGGTCAACGTCATCGAGGACGAGAATGGCGCGCAGTGGTTCTGCGGGCAGCACGGGCAGACCAATTCGGTGATCGGCCTCCGCAACCGGGCCTACTGCCTCGACTGCGTGATCGAGGTGGTCAAGCGCGCGGTCTATCCCGCCTTCAGAACAACGGACTTCGTACCCCAATGATCGAAGGATCCAAGCCCGCAACCCAGTCGGTCACCCTCTGGGGCGCCCTGGTCGGCTATGCGACGGTGAAGGCAGCGCCGCTGCTCTCACAGTTCGGCATCACCGACCCGCAACTCCAGAACCAGATCATCTGCCAGGTGCTGGAGGTGGCGTTCCTGCTGGTGGCCGTCGGCCGCGCCAACGTCACCAAGACCCTGCGCGGGGGCCTACGGTGATCGAGGCCCTCATCATCTACTGGGCAGGGGTGCTCTCCGGGTCGGTGATCAGCATTTCCGGCCTGCTGATCTGGGCCAAGTGGTCCGTCGCCAGGGCGCTGCGATGAGCAGCGCCAACGATCACCACCTCAACTGCGACTGGCAGTTCGAGCAGTACGAGCACGAGTGCAACTGCGGCGCGGCTGTCTTGCGCCAGCCGAGATGCCTGAAGTGCAACCTCGCCGCGTCTTCGTTGCTCCACCGATTCTGTACGCACGCCGACTGCCCTGTGCGCGCGGCGTTAGCCGCCCGGAAGGCGCTGCGATGACCCAGCTCTCCGAGCACTTCACCCTGCGCGAGATGACGCGGTCGGACACGGCTGTCCGCAAGCGCATCGACAACACCCCGTCAGAGCAGGTGGTGCTGAACCTGAAGCGCCTCTGCGCGAACGTCCTGGAGCCGATCCGCGGGAAGTTCGGCCCGGTCATGGTCACCAGCGGCTACCGGTCCCCGAAGCTCAATGTCGCCATCGGCGGGTCGAAGACCAGCCAGCACTGCTTGGGAGAGGCGGCGGACATCGAGTGCGCGGCCGTCGACAACGTCGCGCTGGCGACCTGGATCCAGAACAATCTGTGGTTCGACCAGCTCATCCTGGAGTTCGCCACGCCGGGCGAGCCCCGCTCCGGCTGGGTCCACGTCTCGTTCCGCGGCTCTCAAAACCGAGGCGAGGTGCTCACCGCCCAGAAGCGGGGGAGCAAGACCGTCTACCTGAAAGGGATTGTCCCATGAAGCGTCCCCTGCTGGCGGCCGGCGCCGCCCTGCTGCTCACCGCTTGCAACACGACCGGCGGCCTGGTCGAGCGCGTCAACAAGATCTCGGCCATGAACCCCCACTGCAAGAAGGACATCACGCTCACCGCGCAGATCGGGCCGATGAACCCGGCCAGCGGGGCGTACCTGAACGTGCGGGTCTACGACTGCCTCCAGACCGACCCGAACACGGTCGGCGCTTCGACCGAGCCCGCCGCGCCTGACCTCTCCTCGCTCGTGCCGCCGATGGCCGCGGAGCTGACGGAGTGACCTCCGCCCGCATCACCGGCACGTTCCAGGTGGAGGAAGTGCCCGGCAAGAGCCGGTCAGGCAGGCAGTGCGTGCGCCTGCTCCAGCCGCTGGAGTACCGGGTCGGCAGCGCCAACAGCGCAGAGGTGATTACGGTCCCGCGCGGGTTTGAGACCGACTTCGCCTCGATTCCGTGGGGCATCCGAAACCTGTTCCCGCCGATGGGCCCTTGGTCCCGGCCGGCCATAGTGCACGATTTTCTTTATTGCTCGCGTGGGACCGGGGTCCTCGACACCGCCAACGCGCCGCATCTCTGCGGAATCACACGGCTGTTCCCCTACGAGCGCTGGGAAGCCGACCTGATCTTCCGCGAAGCCATGCAGGTGGTAGGCGTCCCTGCTTGGCGCCGAGCGGTAATGTATCGGGCTGTCCGCCTAGGCGGCTGGTCCGGCTGGGGGAGCTGAGAGCTCGTGCGCGAAGCGTCCGAACAGCACCCGCGCGGCGCCGATGGTCGACCACCTCGCCGGGGCCAGCGCCCGCTATCTCGCGGTGGAGGTAGACCACCATGCCCCTCCGCCCGTCGACCATAGGCTCGTTTCGCTTCGCGTAAACGATCCCGCTGCGGCCGACGCTTGCTCGCCACCGGTAGCGCAGGAGGTGTGCGTCGCACCCGTCAACCACGGCCACGTAGCCTTGGGTTAGCGGGATCTCGACGGTCTCAGGCTGCTTGGACATCGGTCCCCGCGACCAGCATCGGTCTGTTCACTGCCCCGCGCAGGTGCTGCGGGGTGTGGTGGGCGTAGTGGCGCTCGACGGTCGCCATGGAGTCATGCAGCACGCCGGCGATCTCGAACAGCGGCACGCCGTCCTGCGCCGCCCAGGTGGCCCAGGAGTGCCGGCAGACGTGCGGGGATACGTCCGCCAGCCCGGCCCGCTTCACGGCGGCCCGGAAGGAGTGGAAGGGCTGCGTGGGCTTGTCCAGGAAGAACTCGGTCGTCCGCTCGGCGTACGCCCGGCGCAGGATCGGCATCAGCTCGGCGGCGATCGGCACCCAACCCCTGCGCTTCTTCGTGAGCCGCCGGCCGGGCTGCTGGAAGTTGATCAGCCCCTGCTCGAGCAGGATGCGGTCCCACGTCAGGCTGATCACCGGCTCTTTCCGCGACGCGGTGTAGAGCATCATGGCGATGTACCGGTAGACCCGGGGCAGCTTGTCGGCCGGCTCGCCGCTATGGAGCTGGGGCTCCCGGGCCGCGGCGAGAAGCGCGGCTGCCTCTTGCCGGGTCAGCCAGCGGTCGCGAGGCGGCGGAGCCGGGGGCAACTCGATGACGGGCCGGTCGGCAGGGGTGAGCAGCGACGTGCCGTCGGCCGCCCGGAACGACTTCTTCTCGATGCAGTGGTTGATGGCGGTCGCGAACATCCCGAGCTCGCGCCGGACGGTCGCTTCGCCGGCTTTGGCGCCGCCGCGGATCCGGCCCTCGGCGTCGGTGAACGAGATCGCCCCCAGCTCGCGCAGGAGCGTGTAGCGGCGGATGTCGTCGCGCTCCACTTCGCTGACGGTCATCTCGCCGAAGTGCGCCGCCAGATGCCCGAAGGTGATCATCTGCGAGCCCGGCGCCATGACGTCGGTCCTGTCGGCCAGGTAGGCGTCGAAGACCATCTTGCAGGTGATGGTCGACTTGGGCGCGTTCACCGCTTGATCGAGCGAGATAATGAACTCAGCGAAGACGCGCTGAGCTTTGCGGTAATCGCTCTCGCCCGTGCTCTTGCGCTTGGAGCGGCCCCTCTCGGTCCAGCGAATCTCGTAGTAGCCAAACTCGTTGCGATCGTCGGAGAGGTAGGGCCCCGGGTTGTGTTTCGGCATTGCTGTCTCCTGATGTAGCGTTCCAGCTCGTCTTCGGCGATCAGCACCGGCCGGCCAGGGATGTAGGCCAGCAACCCCTGCTCTCGCAGACGCTGGACCGTCTTGACCGACTTCTGAAGGCGAGCGGCGACTTGTTCCTGGGTGAGCAGGGTCGTGGTCACTTGGCCGGGTCTTTGATGTTTGCTTCAACCCATTGGCGCATCCGCGCCCAGCGCTGTTCGGGCGTTTCGCCCCAGGAACCCTCGTCGTTCTCGAACTCGATCTCTCGAACGAGGGGCTCGGCGATGCCGAACGCAACCGCCACATCGATGTAGTCGTAGGGGTCGAGTTCTTGCATATCGAGGCCGCGCTTTGCGCCGACGCTTCCAAGCGTACAGACACCGCAATCACTCTGAAGGTCGTGAGCGATCAGCCGCTTCTCTGGCATTGCGTCGAGCGCGTCGCGAAGCTCGCGCAGGAACGCCTGACCGCGCTTCCCGCGGATCGCGCTGGCGACGGCGCCGCGCCACCTGATGTGCGACCAGTTATCGAAGATGTCATCGGTGTAGCAAGCTCGGCCCATGGTAGGCGTCTCCTGATCCAATCTACCGGGACATGATGTCGCCCAATCTTAGGAGGTTGTCAACGATTGTTGCTTGCCTCGCCACGACCCTCCGGGTTACAACGGTGGCGCTCCAGACATGGTTCGCCCCGCGAACCGGCTGGGCTCGCGGGGCGCAAATGATCGAACTTGTAGCACAATTGGTTAACCGGTCAAACCCCTTCCGGTTGAAAACGCGAAAAACGGCAACACACGGAGTTCAATTGCGCGTGACGCTCGATGAATGGCGCAAGTTGGAAGGGTATTCCTTCGCGCGGCTGGGAGCCTTAATCGGGGTCTCGGAAGAGACGGCCCGGCGCTACTGCCTACCGGAGACGGACGCGCATGCGCGCTTCCCCGACCGCTGCACCCTCCGAGTTATCTATCAGAAGACGGAGGGAAAAGTCACACCCAACGACTTCGTCGGCGTCGGCCCCTCCGCAACACCCGCACCCGACGGCGAATGAGCGACCTGTTCCCTTTCCAGGTCGAAGGCGCGCACTGGCTGGCGGGCCGCAAATTCGCAATGCTGGGCGACCAGCCGCGGGTCGGAAAGACGCCACAGGCGATCGTCGGCGCCGTGCTCGCAGGGGCTTCCCGGGTCGGGATCGTGTGCCCGGCTATCGCGATTGGTGTGTGGGAGAAGGCCCTCGAGGACTGGTCCCTGGGCCTCTTCGACTACTCCATCCAGTCGTACGACGGCGCCAGCCAGAAGGGCCTGGCCTGGGGCTGCGACACCTACATCTTCGACGAAGCGCACCGGCTGGGCCACATCGAGAGCCAGCGCACGCAGAATCTCTTGGGCCTCAAGTCCCCTGCCCGATCAGCGCAGCGGGTGTGGGCGCTCTCGGGATCCTTCGCCCCGAATCATGCAGGGGAGCTCTTCCCCTGGCTGCGCTTCGCCGGCCTGTTCGAGGGCGGCTACATCGACTTCCTGAAGCGGTTCACCCGCTGGAAGCTGGAGCAGGTGGGCCGGCGGACCCGGGTGCCGAAGATCTACGGCAACAACAAGCACGCCATGCCGGCGCTGCGCGAGCTCCTCTCCCCGATCTTCCTGCGGCGCACGAGGCGCCAGGTCTACCCGGGCCAGGCCTTGCCGATCTGGAGCGACATTTTGCTTGCGACAAATGTTGCCCACAATCGCTTATCTGTTGACAAAACCATAATTGTCGCCGACGCTCTGCCACGAGACGAAAGCGAGCACATCGCCACGGCGCGGCGGCTCGCGGGGGAAATCAAGGCGGGACCGTTGGGCGACCATCTGGCGCGAGAACTGGCGACTTCGGGCGACAAGATCGCCGTCTACGGATGGCACTCGTCGGTCATGGACATCCTGCACGAGCGGCTGGCGCCGTTCGGCCTGGTCCGGATCGACGGGAGCACGCCGGCCGCAAAGCGGACGCAGGCGGTGAAAGCCTTCCGTGAGGATCCGGCTGTCCGCGTGGTGCTGGGTCAGACCATCGCCGCGGGCGAAGCGGTCGATCTGTCGGCGGCAAAGCGGCTCGTCCTGGCAGAGCTTGCATGGAGTGAAGGCGCAAACGCGCAGGTGACTGCCCGCATGGGCGGCCCGAACCAGCAGGGGCAGACCTTCATCCAGACCACCACCCTGAAGGGGTCGATCGACGAGGCGGTGAACGCCGTCCTCGCCCGGAAGACCCGCGCCATCGAAGAGATTTACGGGGACATCCAATGACAACCTTCCGAGTCCGGGACGGCCAACCGGAGCGCCACCTGCTCTTCTGGCTGGAGAACTGGTCAGACGGCGTCGCCATCAAGGCGAGCGACGGCCTGAAAGTGCAGGTGATCGGGATCATCACCCCCGACCAGGGGCTCACGCGGGCGGCTTTGTCTCCGACCGCCTTGCCTGAAATCCCACGCGAACCGGACACCAAGTACATTGCAATGGTGGACGCCTGATGCACCAGCAACGCCTCACCGAGGCCGAGGCCAAGACCAAGGTCTGCCGCATAGCCGGCCAGAAGCCGGACGCCAACTGCGTCGCCGGGCAGTGCATGCACTGGCTGTGGGAGGGCGAGCCCGAGAAGCCCTACAGCACGGCCGAGTTCGTGAAGGAGCTGCGCGCGCAGGAGCTGAAGGGCCTGGACAAGGCGCTGGCCCAGGCCGCCGCGCTGAAGAAGTTCAAGGACCGCGCGCAGAGCACCCGGAAGGGCTGCTGCGGGCTGGTCAACCACATCCCGCACGGAGGGGCGGCGTGACCTACTACGCGATCCTGCACAAACCCACTGGCTGCTACCTGCCGCTGTCGCGCGGGGGCGGGAAACGCGGGTTCACCTACGCCCAGCCGGACGGTGACCGGCCCCCTCGCCTCTTCACGAGGAAACAGGCGGCCACGCTGGCGCTGAAATGGTGGCTCGGTGGGCCCGCGATCGTCCGTTGGTACGAGGACGGCTTGGTCCTGGAGGGGCAGAAACCCGATCCCACCCGAAAGGCCGACGAGATGGAGATCGTCGCCGTGAAGATCACCCCCACCCCAACGGAGGCCTGATGCCCCAATTCCAGCTCACCATCATCGGCACGGACCAGGAGGATCTCGAGCGAGGCGTGCTCGAAGCGGCCGCCTGGTTTCGAACGACGTCGCCAGTCGCTCTCGCCACCGGAGACGCCGGCGGCGTCACCATCACCGCCGGAGCCGCCGGAGCCCCCGCCGAAGAAGAAACGCCGGCGCCGCGTCCTCGGGGTCGGCCAAGAAAAGCGGTACAGCCGGTACATCCCGCCGCACATCCGGAGGCTGCTGGCGGAGTACCCGGTGATGACGCCGGCGGAAGTGGAGAAGTTCACGCCGCGGCTGATGCGCCCGCCGAAGCCGAAGACCCCGCGTCCGCCGAAGAAGCAGAAGCGCAGGGTGGTGACGCCGGAGATGATCTCGGCGCTGCTGGAGCAGAGGGCGCCGGATCACTGGACGCGGAAAATCCCGCTGCCGGACCAGGAGACGTGGGCGCGGATCGCGCTGACGAGGAAGTAGCCGAAGTCACCATCGAGGACATCAAGGCGGCCGCCGCCGCGGCGATCTCCAAGAAGGGCTTCCAGGACGTGAAGAAGGTCTTCGACCGGCACGACGTCCAGAAGCCGGGGAACACGCCGCCGGATAAGCGCGCGGCGGTGCTGGCTTCGCTGAAGGAGCTCGCGGCGTGATCGACATCGTCCTCACCCTTCTGGGCGCGATGCTCACGTTGGGCGGCTGGTTCATGGGCTGCGTGGCCGGCATCGGCATCGCCGAGGAACCCGGCGCCTCCGCAACCACGAGGGATAGCTGGGTCAGCTTCGGCCTCGTTGTCGTGGGCATTGTGTTGCTGGGAGTAGCCTGATGGGCGACATCAAGACATACCCGCTGAACCCGGACTACGGCGTGACCGCTGACGGCAGGGTGTTCCGCCTGAGCCCGATACAGCGGCGGAAGCCCCTGCCCTACGAGGTGCGGACCTTCGTCAGTGTCCACGGCTACGTCGTCGTCAACTTGAGAAATGCGGACGGCTCTCGGTCGCAGCATCGCGTCAACCGCATGGTGCTCTACGCGCACGTCGGCCCACCTCCGACGCCCGAACACCAGAGCGCGCACAACGACGGCAACCGCCAGAACAACCACGTCGACAACCTGCGCTGGGCGACCAGCAAGGACAACCATGCCGACCGCGCTCTCCACGGAACGCACAACCGCGGGGAGCGCCACGCCATGGCGAAGCTGACGGCCAACGACGCAGACCAGATTCGCAGGATGTGGAAAGGCCGCGGCTCCGGCCGCGCGCTGGCGCGGCAGTTCAACGTCTCCGAGACCACGATCAGCGCGATCAAGAACGGGAAGATATGGGCCCATGTCTAGCCACGAGACCCGCGCCCACTCACACATCGGCGCCTCATCTGCCCATAGGTGGCTCAACTGCTCAGGCTGCATCCGGCTCTCCGCCGGCATCGAGCAGGAGACGTCCATTTTCGCCGCCGAAGGCACGGCGGCGCACGAGCTGGCCGAGCGCTGCCTGCGCGGGCCGAAGGACAACCGCTTCCTCGATGCGGCGGACTTCATCGGCGAAGAGATTGTCGTCGGCAACCACGTCTTCGAAGTGGACGAGGAGATGGCCGACGCGGTCCAGCTCTACGTCGACACGATCAAGGCCGACTACGAGCCAGGCGACATCCTCTTCGTCGAGCGGAAGTTCGACTTGGGTCACGTCTGGCCCGGCCTATTCGGCACGAACGACGCCGGCCTCTACAACGTCCGCAGCAAGACCCTGCGCGTCTACGACCTGAAATATGGCCGGGGTCACGCGGTCGAGGCCAAGGAGAACCCGCAGCTCATCTACTACGGCATCGGCATGGTGAACGTGGACAGCCTCGTGGGTGTCCAGATCGACGGCGTCGAGCTGATCATCGTTCAGCCTCGAGCCATTCACCGCGAAGGGCCCGTGCGTCGCTGGATGACCGACCCGGTCCACCTGATGGACTTCCAGGCCGATCTCGCCGAAGGCGCCGCGCGCACAGAGGACCCGAACGCTCCCCGGACGCCGGGCGACTGGTGCAACTTCTGCCCGGCCGCCGGCATCTGCCCGGAGCTCCGGGAAGTCGCCCTGCTGAAGGCCCAAGCCGAGTTCGCCGACGTCATCGCGCCCGATCTGTCCGAGAGCGAGCTTGCCGAGCTCTTGGAGAAAGCGGACCTGGTCGAGTGCGGGATCAAGGCGATCCGCGCCGAGGCGTTCGCCAGGGCCAACGGCGGGGCGAAGATCCCCGGCTGGAAGCTGGTGCCGAAGCGGGCGGTGCGGAAGTGGAAGGACGAAGGGACCGTCGTGGCTACCCTGATCGTCGACCACGACGTCAGCTCGGACGACCTGTGGAACCGGAAGCTGAAGTCCCCGGCCCAGGTCGAGAAGCTGCTGGGCAAGGCCGGCAAGGACGCCCTGGCCGACCTGGTGATCAAGGAATCCAGCGGAAACACCTTCGCGCGTGACACGGATCCGCGCGCCGAAGCCCGGCCGACTCGCAGCGCGGCCCATGATTTCGATCCGGTGGAGTGAGAAGAGACATGGCAGACATCGGCCACAACAGCGGCGACAGCATCCTGGACCAGCACGCCCAGGGCGCCCTGAAGAGCTTCATCAACCGGCTCGAGCACCTCGAGGACGAGAAGGCCGGCATCGCGGGGGAAATCAAGGAGACGATCGCGGAAGCGAAGGTCTCCGGCTTCGACGCCAAGACCATCCGGAAGGTGCTGCGCATCCGGAAGATGGACCGAGCGAAGGCCCAGGCGGAGCAAGCCCTGCTCGACCTGTACCTGCACGCGCTCGGTTTCGAACTCTAAGGAGACGACATTGACTGAAGAGACCAAACACGAGGGCCTGCCGGTCGCCGGCTACAAACCGCAGAGCGACAAGGCGTTGTCCATCGTCAACGGCTTCAAGGCCGACGAGGAACGCATCCTGCGCAAGCTCGATGCCATGGCCGGCGACCTGTACGGCCAGCCGATCGACGGGCGCTGGCTCGCCATCGGCCGCACCCACCTGGAGCAGGCCTTCATGGCCATCAACCGCAGCGTTTTCCGGCCCGGCCGGGTCGAGCTGCCCGAAGACAAGGCGTAACGCATGATCGAACAGACCACCCTCCGCACGCCCGAGTGCATGCTCGGGCACTTCCCGAAGATCTTCGAGCAAGGGCTGCCCGACGATCGCGGCAACAAGTTCTACGAGACCGATCTGCTGTTCTCCCCGGAGGCGCAGAAGACGGCCGAGTACGCCCGCCTGAAGCAGGCCATGGCCGACTGCGCCAAGGCCGAATGGAAGGACAAGGTCCCGTCGGGCCTGCGCTCCGCCATCCGGCCGGCCGGCGAGAAGCGCCGCGAGAAGGACAACACCCAATACTACCCGGACGACCAGTTCGCCGGCTGGACCCTGATGCGGGTGAAGTCGAAGAACCGGCCCCAGGTGGTGAACGCGCAGGTGCAGGAGATCACCGACGAGACCGAGATCTACGGCGGCTGCGTCGTGCGCGTGTCGGTTCACCCCTACGCCTACCAGGTGAAGGGCAACGCCGGCATCTCGTTCGGCCTGAACAACATCCAGAAGCTGCGCGACGGCGAGCCCCTCGCCGGCGGCTCGCGGACCAGGGCGGCCGACGACTTCGAACCGGTCGGAGACGCGTCCGGCGCCGACGTCGACAGCATGTTTGCTGACTGAAATGTTGCCGGGTGTTGCTCTTGTGGCGACACCCGGCACTCCCGGGGACCTGACATGATCACCCGAGACTACGAGCAGATCACCGAGAACGACCTCCTGACCTGGGAGCTGACGCTGGCCAAGGAGGGCACGCTGCCGCCGCGGGTGCAGGAATTGCTGTTGCGGGGTCTGCGAGACCTCCTCCAGGCCGACGACGATATCGAGAGCGCCTACGAGGCTGGGGTCGAAGACGGGCAGAGCGCCTACGAGGCTGGGGTCGAAGACGGGCAGAGCGCCAACATCGGCTACCCGAGGCCCTACGCCTGGATGCGCCGGGCATGAGAGTCCTCGTCTGCGGCGGTCGCGACTACGGCGACGTTCAAACCCTCGACGAGACCCTCTGGGAACTCGACGCCACCCGCGGCCCGATCAAGGTCGTCATCCACGGCAACGCCAAAGGCGCCGACTACTGGGCCCGCACTTGGGCGCGCGAGAACGATCGCCTGGAGGCGCCATTCCGGGCCGATTGGTACACGCACGGCAAGGCGGCCGGCCCGATCCGCAATCAGCGGATGATCGACGAAGGCAAGCCGGATCTCATCGTCGCCTTTCCGGGCGGCCGTGGGACTGCGGACATGGTTCGCCGGGCCAAGGCTGCCGGCCTCGAGGTGATCGAGGTGGGCGCATGACCCTGACCTTCGAAATTCCCGGCGATCCCCGCGGCAAGGGCCGGCCCCGCTTCTCCAGCCACAACGGCGTGTCGCGGACCTACACCGACGACAAGACCGCGGCGTACGAGAACCTGGTCACGTTGGCTGCGCAGCGGGCGATGGAAGGTCGGCCGCCGTTCGAGGGGCCGGTCTACATGCACGTCCAGGCGTGGATGCGGATCCCGGCCAGCGCCTCGAAGAAGCGCGAGCTGGCGATGCTCGCCGGCGTCGAGCAGCCCCTCAAGCTGCCCGACCTGGACAACGTCCTGAAGGCCGTCCTGGACGGCTGCAACCGCGTGGTCTTCGCCGACGACAAGCAGGTGGTCGGCATCACCGCGCACAAGGCCTACGCGCACACGCCGCGAGTGGCCGTCACCATAACACCCGCAGGAGCCTGACGATGGGCCTGCCGACCACGTTCGCCAACCTGGCGGAAGAGAACGAGCTCCTGCGCGAGCAGGTGGCGATGCTGAAGCGCGAGCTGGGCCTGGACAAGGATCGGCTCGCCGAGGAGGCCTTCCGGCGCGAGTGGCGCCTGACCGGGCGCGAAGTGCAGATGCTGGGGCTGCTGTTCCAGCGCCGCGGCGCGGTGCTCTCCAAGGAGATGCTGCTGGACGCGATGTACGGCGGGATCGACGAGCCCGAGATCAAGATCGTCGACGTCTTCATCTGCAAGCTGCGGAACAAGATCGGCAGCGACCGGATCCGCACCGCCTGGGGGCGCGGCTACGCCCTCACCGCGCAGGGGATCAAGGCCTGCTGCCGGGTGCTGGGCCTGCCGGAGCCGGACATCGCCGACGAGCCGGTCAAGGAACCCGGGCTCAAGAAGGAGCAGCGGTCCCAGATGACGTTGCGCGCCGCCCGGTTCTTAGCGGAAGAGCCCCGCACCGCCCGCCAGGTGGGCGCGCACTTCAACGCCGGCCACGGCTCGGCGATCGTCGCCAACCTGACCCGGAAGAACCTGGTCGAGATGGTCGACCAGATCCGCTCGCCGGTCACCGGCCGTTGGGTGAACCTCTACGGACTGACCAAGAAGGGCGAGGCGTACGTCGAGGCGCGAAGGAGCCTCGATGTCTAAATGGACGCCCGAAGAGGCGTCGCTGCTGGAGAGCCTGAAGGACCGGGCGACGCTCCGCCAGATCGCCAAGAAGACCGGGCGGTCCCGCAGCGCGGTCGCGGCGAAGCTGTACCGCCAGCGGCGCCCGCAGGCGCCGGTCCCCCGGAAGAAGCGGGGAGAGTCGGCGCTCTATCGGTACGGCGTCTCCGCGTGGATCGACGCCGAGATGTTCGCGGCCGTCCAGGCGCTCGCGGCGAAGCACCAGTCAAGCATGTCGGAAGCGCTCCGCCTGCTCGTGCAGTGGGGGTTGGATTCCATGGGGGAGGAAGAATGAACGACCCGTCGCAGATGATCGGCGTCGAGCTGCGCAAGCGCACCCGCGAGGAGCGCGGGTCGTACCTGCGGGACCTGATCGCCCACGCCGCCGCCAGCCTGGTCCTCCTGGAGGGGGAGCGGTCGGCGTACGAGGCGGTGACCAAGATCGCCGACGCGATGGTGGGGTGTTCGGAGTGAGAGCCCGCACCCCCACCAGCCCCTGGAACGGGCGCCGGCAGAAGCAGCTCTGCGTGACGCTGGACCCGGACACCCTGGCCGAGATCGACCGCGCCGCCGCCCGGGAGCGGATCACCCGCTCGGAGTGGGTCCGGCTGCGGCTGGAGTGGGCGCTCGAGGAGCGCGAAGCCGCATGACCGCTTTGTCGCCTACAGTAGCCCAACGTCGCCGACATGTGACCGGCCACAGCGCCGCCGCGGAGCGGATCCTGGAGGTGTTCGAGACGCACCTGACCGCCGACGCCGCCCGGGTCGCGCTGATCACGGGGCTGGACGGCGCCAGCGTGCGGGCGACCCTGCTGCGGCTGAACCGGCAAGGGTTCATCTCCCGCGGGCCGGTCGGGAAGAAGGGCCAGCCGACGCTCTACTTCATGACGCCGGCGCAGAGGGCGGCGTTGTGAGCGAGCTGCACCTCGACGTCGAAAGCCGCAGCATCGTCGATCTCCGGAAGACCGGCGCCCACCCCTACTGGATGCACGAAGAGACACATCTCTGGTGTGCCTGCTACTGCGTGGACGACGAGCCTATCCAGGACTGGCTGCCAGGCGATCCAACCCCCGACGCCGTCCAGCAGGCGGTGTTCGAAGGGTGGGACATTTACGCCCACAATAGCCAGTTCGAGAAGCTGGCCTGGCAGCACAAGCTGGGCCCGAGGCACGGCTGGCCCGTCCCCGATCCGGAGCAGTTCCACTGCACCGCCGCCTGGGCCGCGGCCATGGCCTTGCCCCGAGACCTGGGCGGCGCCGCTGAAGCGATGGGCCTGCCGGTCACGAAGGACCAGGCCGGCCGCCGGCTGATGCTGTCCATGGCGAAGCCGCGCTCCAAGCCGGGCCAACCCCTGCGCTGGTGGGACTTGCCGGAGCGGATCGAGCGGCTGGTCGCCTACTGCCGGACCGACGTCGAGGTGGAGCGGGCCCTGACCAAACGCCTGCGGGCGCTCTCGGAGAACGAGCGCAAGCTCTTCCTGCTGGACGCGCAGATCAATGACCGTGGCGTGCGCGTCGATCTGGAGAAGGTCCAGCAGGCCAGCATCATCGTAAAGAAGGCGCTGGCGGACCTGGACCGGGAGATCGGGATCCGCACCCGCAACGCGGTCACGAAGGCGACCCAGGCGGCTCGGCTGACGCAGTGGCTGAACGAGCAGGGGGTGGACGTCGAGAGCGTGGACAAGGTGGCCGTGAAGTCGGCGCTGACCACAGTCACCGACCCCAACCTGCGCCGCGTGCTAGAGATACGCCAGGAAGCGGCCAAGAGCTCGACGGCGAAACTCGAGGCGTTCCAGAACCGGGCCTGCGCTGACGGCCGGATGAGGGAGAACCTGCTCTTCCACGGCGCCGCGACCGGGCGCTGGTCTGGCAAGGGCGCCCAGCTCCAGAACCTGCCGCGCCCCTCTCTTAAGCAGCACGACATCGAGGCTGCAATCGACGCCATGCAGTCGAAGGACCCTGCGTGGCTGACCCTGTGGGGCCCTCCCCTCTCCGTCGTGTCGGACTGCCTGCGCGGGATGATCATCGCCGACCCCGGCAAGGAGCTGGTCATGGCCGATTTCTCCGCGATCGAGGGCCGGGTCCTGGCGTGGCTGGCGGGCGAGCAGTGGAAGCTGGATGCCTACCGCGCCTACGACCGGGGCGAGGGGCCGGACCTCTACAAGCTGACGGCCGCCGGCATCCTGGGGATCCCCGTGGAGGAGGTGACCGGCGAGCAGCGCCAAGGCCAGGGCAAAGTGCCCGAGCTCTTCCTGGGCTACGGCGGCGGCAAGGGCGCCTTCATCTCCGGGGCCGCGCTCTACGGCTACCACGTCGAAGAGGAGCGCGCCGACGAGATCAAGGTCGCCTGGCGGGCCCAGAACCCGGCGATCGTGCAGTTCTGGTACGACCTGGACCGGGCGGCGATGTCCGCCGTGCGCCAACCGGGTCGCCAGTTCAAGGCCGGCCGCATCAGCTACGCCAGCGCCGGCAACATCCTGTGGTGCCGGCTGCCGTCAGGCCGCTTGTTGTCCTACGTGGATCCGAAGATCCGCGAGGTGGAGACGCCATGGGGCGCGATGCGGGACAGCGTGACCTACATGGGCGTCGATTCGGTGACCCGGAAGTGGGACCGGCACAAAGCATACGGGGGTCATTGGGCGGAAAATTGCTGTCAAGCGGTTGCCCGCGACGTCATGGCGGAAGCCATGCTTCGCGTCGAACAGCGCGGGTGGCCCGTCGTCCTAACTTGCCACGACGAAATCATCTCTGAGGTGCCGGCCGGTACGGCCACTGCGGAGGAGTACGAAGCCGAGCTCTGCGCACTGCCCGATTGGGCGGAGGGGCTCCCCCTGGCGGCCGAAGGATGTGTGAGCAGACGATACCGGAAATAGAGGAGTGGCGGCCGGTCCCCGGCTACCCGAACTACGAAGCCAGCTCGCTCGGCCGAGTGCGGTCGCTCGATCAGCGGGTCGGCGCCAGAAATGGCGGGGTGGCTGTGCGTCGCGGTCGCGTCCTAGCGCAGGCTACGAAGTCTAACGGCTACCTTCAGGTGACGCTGTGCGATCCACACGCCGCCCGGCGCTGCGTGTTGGTCCACCAGCTCGTCCTCGAGACGTTCGTGGGCCCGGCCCCTCCCGGCCACGAGGGGGCGCATTGGGACGGAGTTCGCACCAACAACAGAACCTCAAACCTGCGCTGGGCCACGCGCAAAGAGAACGACGCTGACAAAGAGCGGCACGGCACGCGCGCCCGCCATGAACGCCACGGGATGGCGAAACTGAACAAGCAGTTGGTCTCCCGGATACGCGAGGCGCAAGGATCGGCGCCCTCTGCCTTCATCGCGGACGCCCTGGGGATCACGCCCGAGCACGTCTGGGTCATCTGGAAAGGCCGGGCCTGGCGCGGCGTCTAGGGCCGCGGCAATCGGCCCTCTCGGCGCCCCTCCAAAACGGCGCCATGTAGCCTGTTGTAGGTTGACAGGCTGTACCGTGCGAGTAGGCTTCCCCTACGGATTGGAGTGCTGGAGGGGAAACATGCTCAAACTAGCGTCGCTATTGCGCGCGGTGAACTGGGGGGCTGCTCCTGGCCAAAAGGATCTGACGATGTCGGGTGATGTTCATCATGGACGTAGCCAGACCGCTGGCGCACGGGGGGCCGAGCCCCCCCTTCCCCCCGCTCATACGCCGGGGCCGTGGCTGGCCGCCGCCAAGCCATCCTCAGTCGTGGGCTGGCCGGTCGTCGCCACGGGCAACGGGCGCTCGATCTGCAACGTGTCCTTCGTGGCGCGACAGCCGGGCGAGGACGAGTTGTGGCTTGACCGCCAGATCAACCGCGAGAGCGCCGCCAACGCGCTTCTGATCGCGGCGGCCCCCGAGATGCTGGCAGCACTGAGGCCGTTCGCCCGCGCTCGCGCCAACAGCGGCACAAGCCTGACGGTGGCGGACTTCGACCGCGCAGTGGCAGCCATCGCCAAGGCGGAAGGCCGCCCATGACCCAGATCATCCAGATGCCCTTGCCGCGCGCAGGCGCGAAGCCCTGCGCCGCACGGGAAAGACGAGACCAGGCTCGCCAGCTCGTGCTGGATGCTCTCGCGTCCCAGAACACCCCCCACGTCCCGGTCGACTACGCCGACACGCCCGACCAGGTCGAGCGCGTGGTGCGCCGGCTTCAGCGGATGTGCCAGGACGGCGGGATGATCCGGCCGCGGTCGGATCTGGAAGCGGTCGAGCTCGCGCAGCGGGAGGCGTTCGATGCGTAGCACGCGCATCGTCACCGCCCGCGTGTTGGGCGATCCCCCGCCGTGGCGGGCCGGCGCGGCGCCTGACTGCGAGGACGCACGAGTTGCAGCGCGCGGGGAGGAGATGCGCAAGCACTTCGGGGTGGACGGCGACGACCAGCTCGAGAAGCTGCTGGCCGATCGCGAGCGGCTGAAGCCGCGGCGCTATCGCGCGCCGGAAGTCAAGCCCGCAGATGGGCGAAATCTCCCCTTTGTTGTGGTGATCGACTATTCTTACCTGTTCGGAACGCGGCCAACGACTGAACGACATGACCCTCACGTGCGGCGACAATCTTCTGTTGCAGTCGATCTGAATGAGGTGGCCCGACTCATCCGTGACCGGACCACGGGTCAGCAGAACGACGCGTGAGCCGAACCGGTCCGGACAGTCCCTCCCCTGGAGGGGCGGCGGAATCAGCGGCCGCGGCTGAGCCCTTCCCACGCGGCACGGCTTCGCCAAGCCAATCTCCGATTTACTGGGTCGCTGATTGTGGCTCATAGTAGCCTATCCGGCCAACACCGGCGGGGAGCCGCATGTCTTTTCAAAGCTACAAACAGGCGGGGTTCGCCACCGAACTCCTGCCGATTCTTCCGCACGACGCCGCGATCAACCCTAACAGTCCGTCACGAGAGGACCTGGAGGGTAGTCGCGGAAAAGTGCCGGGACGTCGCGTCACAGGGGGCTGGTACGGGTTCGGTAATTGGTCCCATCATGTGGCCAGCGAAGAAAATCTGCGGGACTGGGCGGGCTGGGGAGCCGGCATTGGTCTCCAAGGGAGGAAGTACCCAGGGCTCGACATCGACGTCGAGCAGGGGAGCGTAGCCGATGCCATCGAAACAAGCGCCCTACTTGAGCTTGGTCTGGCCCCCGCGCGATTTGGTCGAGGATCCAGACGCCTTCTTGTCTATGCAGGCGACGGCCTTGCGAAGAGACGGCTGGCGTTCCGTCTCCCTGGACGACCTGAGGATGCTGCCGGCGAACGCCTGGGTGGAGCTGGTCTCGATCCGGACGCGGCGGAACGGGCAGGAGGTGATCCACTCGTTCTGGATGCGGGAGATGCCGCTGATGAGCCGGGGGTCCTGCACGCCGTAGAGCTGCTCGCGCAGGGGCAGCAGTATGTGGTCGAGGGCATCCACCCGAAGACCGGCAAACCGTACTGGTGGCGTGACGGCGAGAGCCCGGTGGAGGTGGGCGCCGAGGGCCTGACGCCGATCACCCAGGAGGAGATCGACGCCTGGTTCGAGGCGTTGATCTGGACCGTCGAGAACGTCTGGGACGGCGAGATCATCTGGACCCGCTGCCACGGGCTGCTGGGCTCCCGCCACCGGTCAGGCGGCGCCGTTGTGCAAGAGCTGCTCCTGGCCCCGTCAATTGACTCCGCCCGGGACGCCCTACTCGCCATCGACGTCTGCGCATTGGGTTACGACCAGTGGGTCACGACCCTCCGCGCCTTCTTCGCGGCGACTGGCGGCGACGGGGAGGCCCTCGAGATCGCGATCGACTGGTCGCTGGGCTACCCGGACAACACGCCCGAAGTGATCGAGGCCAAGTGGCGCAGCTTCGAAGGGGACACGCACCGGGTCGGGTGGCAGTGGCTGTCGAGGGCGGCGCGCGAGGGCGGGTTCAACGCCGCGCAGCATGAGTTCCCAGTTTATGAAGCCCCCGAGCAAGAGCAGGAGCAGTCGTTGGACGACCACGTCTCCAACATGAAGAAGCGCTACGCCTGGGTGGAGAGCGCCAAGCGCGTCGTCGACCTTCGCACCGGCGCCCTGCTCGACCAAGAACAGTTCGAGTTCCGCGTGCCGCCGGACGAGAAGGGCCGCAGTGCGTGGAAGCTCTTCAAGGACAACCCGGCCGGCCGCATCGACTATCAGCACCTCACCTGCCGGTTCGGCGAGGGCCGCGAGGTCTGGGAGGATCTGCCCGACCTGCAAGGGCGGTGCCTCAACATATGGCGGGAGCCGGCGCGGAAGCGGGGCATCCCGGATCGTGTCGAGGACACAGACGTGCAGCCGTGGCTGGACCTGGCGGCGTTCGTCGCGCCGATCGAGGCCGAGCGCGAGCACATGTTCGACTGGATGGCCTGCACGGTCCAGCGCCAGAACACGAAGCTAAACCAGGCCCTGGTGCTGGGCTCCCGCAACGAGGGCATCGGCAAGGACAGCCTGCTCGAGCCGCTGCGGGCCATGATCGGCCGCCAGTACGTGAAGGAGATCGGGCCGCACCACCTGACGGGCGCGTTCAACCCGTGGGCGGTCGGCGCGAAGCTGGTGATCGTGCAGGAGATGCATAACTTCGAGCGGCGCGAGACGATGAACCGCCTGAAGCCGTACGTCGCTGCGCCCCCGGAGGCCCTGCCGATCAATCTCAAGAACCGGCAGGAGTTCTACGTCCCGAACCTGATGAGCATGGTGTTCTTCACCAACGAGGACGACGCCCTGTCGCTCTCGAAAGGAGACCGTCGCTACTTCGTGATCTGGAACGACTGCGAACCCCGCGAAGCCGCCTACTACGAGCAGCTCTGGGCTTGGCTGAACGCCGGCGGGTCCGAGAAGGTCATGCGCTGGCTGCTGCAACGGGACATCGCCAAGTTCGATCCCAAGGCCCGTGCGCCGATGACCGAGGCCAAGGCGAACATGCGCAAGATGGCGCGGCCGGCGCTCCAGGAGTTCATCGAGGACAGCATCGAGCAGAAGGAAGGGGTGTTCGCCCGCGACCTACTGACGGCCGACGAGATCCAGATCGCCGTCCCCGAGCACGCCAAGTTCAAGGGCCAGCCCGTGAGCGGGCAGAAGCTGGCCAAGACACTGCTCGCCTGCGGGGCGGAGATCGTCTCGGGCAAGATGCGGCTGGAGAACCTGGGCGGCGACAGCCGGCGCATCTGGGCCGTGCGCAGGGGCTCGATGTACCGCGACCTGGGCGACGCGAAGCTGCGCGAGCTCTACCAGCAACAGATCACGGACGCCGCGGCAGAGGCGCAACGGCAGGTGGACAAGGAGTTCAAATGAGAAACCTGACGCCGGATGATTTCGAGATCGGCACGGAAGGCGACAAGTTCTGCGACCGGTTCATGCAGATGGTTACGATAGCGGCGTCCATGCATGTGTTCGGGGAGGACATCAACGCCGCGAAGCAACTGTTCGGTGAGGAGAGGATCACCCGCACGATCGACGTGATCCGACACGTCATCATCGAGTTTATGAGCCCGGCAGGCCAAGGCGTTCCCGGGCTGTGGGCCGATATCCTCGACATCCGCAAAGCACTGACAGACGAACTCGCTGCGTCACGAGATAAATCATAGATTTTGTATTTATTTTTCCCACAACCCTAGATGCGTATGTGTCCCTTGTAGCCGAAGCGACAAGGGACAAAGTAGCGCGTTGTTTTACAAGGGCTATTAGGACTTGTCCCTTGTCCCTTGTTGTTTCTAAACGATGTCCGAGGAAGATATATAGGGTACAGGGAGTATAGGGACGGGAGGGAGAGGAATGAGCGACAGAATCGAACAAGGGACAAGGCACAAGGGACGTAAGGTTGGTCACCCCCTGCGCTATCCCTCGCGACAACCCTCTTGATCGGAGGGGACGATTGGGCTACTCTCCGCATCGTCCTGACCGTCTCCTTTCCTCCAGTCATGGACCCGTGGCGCCGATGCTCCCCGCCAGGCGCTCTGAGCCCGACGCTTGAGGCCCTCCCTCGCGTCGGGCTCTTTCGTTGAAAAGAGACGTGGGTTAGCGTCCGGCGCATGGGGCGGATGCGTGACTTCGTGCTGACGATCGGCGGGTTGCTGTATGGCATGGCCGCTCTGTTGATCTTGGGCGGCATGGCGGCGTTTGTCCTTTGGGTGGTGATGCTCTTCGCGGGATCGGACTAGGGTCCATAGCAGGGCGCATGAAAAACCCGCCCACGCGGTCAGCGTAGGCGGGTTGGGGATGAGGGCGGCTAGGGTGGTGGCCCCTCGGGCGCTTTCGGCCGTTCTGGGCCATCTGAGGGGCTTCACGGCGGACCCCACACAGACAGGCAGGCGCCTAGCAGGCAGATTAGGGCCAGGAAGGCGGCGGCCAGGGCGGTGCGGATCATTGGCCTAGGGCTTCCGCATAGATCGACTCGGCGAGCGCCTTGGCGGCCTTCGCGTCGGCGCACGTTTCGCGGTAGGCGTCGCGGCCAAAGGACGAGATGGTTGATGTTGCCCCGTCCCAACGCGACACACCTGCGCGCCAGGTTGTGCCTCGCGCGGGCTTTTCGCCAAACAGGCCCTTCGTTCGATCCGGTACGGCGAACAACGTGACTTCGCCCGGCATGTCCGCGCGCCAGCCGGCGTCTTTCCGCACCCATGGGATCTTCGGTTTGGTCATGTAGCAGCTCCCCTGCTCTATTCGCGCCCAATCGCGCGGGAAGGCCGCCCAGACGAGCCGGGCGCCCAATCGCGCGGGAAGGCCGCCCAGACGAGCCGGGCGGCTAACCGGCGCGGTTGGCCGCTTCAGTCGCGCAGCATTTCGAAGAGGGCGC